CCTTCACTCCACGTAAAGGATTGTTGACTCGTTTTGCTAAGAAGATGTTACGTCCTGAATTCTATGGTAAAGTATTAGTAAGTGGTTTGAACACTCTCTAATAGATTATCTTAATATCTAACAATTAAGCCCAGATTATTCTGGGCTTTTTTGTTATATTTATATACAAATAATAAGTCATGACAGATTTCAACAGAAGTGAAGAGGCGCAAAATATCTTCAAAGAAAAGAGGAAGCCTAAAAATCCAATTTCATTTAAAATAACTTTAAATGAAGAACAAAAAGAAGCAAAGCAAGTAATCTTAGATAATCCTGTCACACTATTAAAAGGTATGGCTGGATCAGGTAAAACATTAGTTGCTTGTCAAGTTGCTTTAGATTTAATGTTTAGAAAAGACATTGAACGAATCATTATAACAAGACCTACAGTAGCAAAAGAAGAAATAGGTTTTCTACCAGGTGATCTTAAAGAAAAAATGGATCCATGGTTAGCTCCCATTTATGCTAACTTACATATGTTATATGATAAGACTAAAATAGAAAAAATGGTATCTGATGGGCAAATTGAAATTGTACCGTTTGCATTTATGAGAGGTAGAACATTTCCAGACGCAGTAGTAATTGTAGATGAATGTCAAAATATTACTCATGGTCAAACTGAAATGATTTTAGGTCGTTTAGGTAAAGGTGGTAAAATGATATTCTGTGGAGATATTACCCAAACTGACTTAAAACAAAAGAAAGATTCTGGAATTGGATTTTTCACTCGATTAGAGACGGAAATTAAGGGAGTTAAAGTAATTACTCTTAAAACTAACCATAGACACGATATTGTAGAACCTATACTTAAACTTTATTCAGAGTATAGAGACTAAATATTTATAATAAAACCTTATACATGGCTGATTTACAAGTAACAATACAAGAAAGCATTGTATTACCTAATGGTAATAGAGAACAACTATCAAATACTAAAATTATATCTGGTGTTAATCAAATTTTAAGAAGAACAGATACTATATCAACTAATTTTAGCGGATCAGGTATTGAAATTTTAAAATTTGTTGACTCAGAAGAACAACAAGTAGCTGGCTCATTTGTAAAATCAGATGTAAAATATATAAGGATAACTAATTTAGACCAGACTAACTATAGTTTAATATATCTTGTTAACACAAGTAATGAAAGTGTTATATTCAAATTAGAAGCAGGTAAATCTTTAATGTTTGGAGATGCTGAATTTAATGCCCCAGACAATGCCAACTATGTTTTAGACGGAATATGGGATCCTGCATACTATTCAAGTTTTGTTTATTTTGATACTGTGAAAGCAAAAGCAGTAAGTGCTAGCATTCAAATGGAATATTTTGTAGCATCTTCATAATAAATAACATATTTATAAACAAATAAAACACAATGGGATTAACATACAGAAGTGACTTAAATCGCCCGTTAAATACGGATGAAATAGACAATAATTTTAGATACTTTACCGGCTCTCATGCCATCACAGGATCATTAATAATATCAGCATCTAAAGGATCTGATTTAGCTCTATCATTAATTGGAGCTGTTAAAATATCTGGGAGTATAATTCCAGCTACATCTTATGATATTGATCCAATAAATGGATCTTTAACATCTAGTTTCTCATTAGGAGATGAAGACCACGCTTGGGGTGATATTTGGGTAGGACCAGGCACAATTAAATTTGTAGGTGGTACATCTGGATCTAAAATTACTTCTAGTATAGGTTTAGATCCAAGTGGTGGATTACAAGTATCTTCAGATTTTTTACCTCCTATAAATAATTATAATTTATCTTTAGGCTCAGAAAAACAATTCTGGAAAGAACTTTTTGTTGGAACTGGATCCTTAACTTTTACTGGCCCAACTGGAGCTGTAGCTAAAATTAAAGCAGGTGGAGAATCAGACCCAGGTCTTGATCCTAACCCAAGAGGAATGGTATATATAGCTCCTACTAATGGGATTCAATCCTTAAGAGGATCATTCGCTGTTGGACCTTCAAAAGCATACGGCACTGGATCATTAGCTCAAGGAGCAATAACTAACGCTTACGGTAATTATTCTCACACTGAAGGTTTCCAAACATTAACACCTACATCAGCTACATATAGTCATGCTGAAGGTCAAGCAACAACTGCTTCAGGATCATATTCACATGCTGAAGGAAATGGCACTATAGCTAAAGGAAATCACTCACATGCTGAAGGCCAATTAACAACATCAGTTGGTAATTTTTCTCATGCTGAAGGATATAATACAAAAGCAACAGGGATATATGGTCACGCTGAAGGATATAACACAACAGCTGATAATATAGGAGCTCATGCTGAAGGTAGTGCTTCATTTGCTAAAGGAATAGCTTCACACGCTGAAGGATTTAAAACAACAGTAGATGATTCTTTTGCATCACATGCTGAAGGACTTGATAACTTAATTAGCTATGGTGCTTATTCACATGCTGAAGGAAGTAATAATACTATACTTAATTCAAATGGAGCGCATATTGAAGGTAACAATAACTTAATAACAATTGCATCAGAAAATGCTCACGCTGAAGGATCATATAATACAATAAATGGATCTAAAGGAGCTCACGCGGAAGGATTTGATAACAGAATACTATCTGGCTCAGTCAATAGCCATGCTGAAGGTTTTAGAACAACTATATTGGCAGAATATGCTCATACAGAAGGTAAATTTACTATAGCTTCAGGATCACATCAAACTGTAGTAGGTCAATATAACAGACCTATATCATCTCCAACTAGTTCATTTATAGTAGGTAATGGTACCGCAGATAATAGCAGAAATAATTTAATAGTAGCTGGTACTTCTGGTTTATTTATTAGTGGAGCAACATTTATAAATGGAGCACCATTAGCTAATGGAGCTGTTTCTCGTGTTATGGTATTAGATACTACTACAGGTCAAGTTAAACTAACTGGATCATATGGTGGAGGAGGTGGAGGTGGAGCAGCAGCAGCAGGTGACTTAGGAGATGTTCAAATTAATAATGGTTCTGATGGATTCACAACCCCAAACCAAAGTATATTTAATTTTAGTATAGCTAATAGTTTATTTAGAGCTGAAGCTGGATTCCAGTCTGGTCAAAGTACATTAGTTGTAGGTTATCAAGCTCATAGCCAAGGATATAAAACATATGCTAATGGTAATTACAGCCATGTTGAAGGAGGTTTTTCAACTTCTGATGGTGATTATTCACATGCTGAGGGATACAACACAACATCGATAAGACCATACACACATACTGAAGGATATGAAACTATAGCTAATAGTGATTATAGCCATGCTGAAGGTTACCAATCAGTAACAAATGGACTTTACTCACACGCTGAAGGATATCTTGCTTTTACTTATGGTATAAGTAGCCACGCTGAAGGAAATGGCACTAGAGCTTTAGGATCAGCCTCACACGCTGAGGGTATTGGTGGATTTGCAGAAGGTGATTATTCACATGCTAAAGGTATGTATACTACAGCTACAGGTATCGGATCGCATGCTGGAGGATTTAGAACCATAACAACACATAATTCTGCCTCTTCTATAGGTAAATTTAATAAACCAGATGTTAACCCTTATTTATTTACTGTAGGTAATGGAACAGATTTCGAAGATCGTAGAAATATATTTACAGTTGAACCTGAGAAAATTTTATTAAGTGGAAGTACTTACTTATACACAGCCCCAAATGCTAATGGTGCATCCGCTGGAGTATTAGTATTAGATTCATCAACTGGTCAAATTAAATTAACTGGATCATATGGTGGTAGTGGAGGAGGAAGCGGAACAGGTACAATTGATACTATAGCTAGCACTAACACTAATATAGCTATAACTGATCCTAACGGCCCAACAGTAACATTAACTTTAGTAGCAGCTAGTAGTTCAGGAGATATTCAATTTAATGGTGGTAATGGTTTATTCGCTGCAGATACAGCCAATACATTTAATTATAATGCTGCTACTAATTTATTAAGATTATCAGGATCATTCCAATTAGGATCAAGTTCATTTGCTAATGGTACTTTTTCACATGCTGAAGGTCAATTAACAACAGCAGTTGGTTCTTATTCGCATGCTGAAGGATCTAGTACTACAGCTAATAGTACTTATTCACACGCTGAAGGTTGGTCAACAGTAGCTAATGCCTTTTATTCACATGCTGAAGGTAACCAAACAACAACCTCAGGAATATATTCACATGCTGAAGGTCAATTAACAACAGCAGCGGTTTCAGGCTCACATGCTGAAGGTAGACTTACAACAGCTAATGGAATTTTCTCACATGCTGAAGGATCTGGTTCAAAAGCTTTAGGAGCATCTTCACATGCTGAAGGATTCTTTACTACCACAGCTACTGTAGCTTCATACTCACATGCTGAAGGTTATCAAACTATAGCTTCAGGATCTTGGTCTCATGCTGAAGGACATCAAAGTGTATCTACTGGTTTATATTCACATGCTGAAGGTCAATCAACAGTATCAAATGGTTCTTATTCACACGCTGAAGGACAAGAAACTATTTCTGCTGGCCCATATTCACATGCTGAAGGTCTTCAAAATACTTCTACTGGTCAACATTCACATGCTGAGGGAGAAAAAACAACATCTATTGGTTCTGCTTCACACACTGAAGGATACTGTACAGTAACTAGTGGTATATCTGATTATTCACATGCTGAAGGTTATCTAACAACAGCTGCCGCTCGATCAGCACATGCTGAAGGATTTAGTACTATAGCAGGTGGAGTTTACTCACATGCTGAAGGATACCAAACAACAACATTACCTAACACTGAAGGTTCCCATGCTGGTGGTATCGGAACTATAGCTAGTGGATCTTACCAAACAGTAGTAGGTAGATATAATATAGAGAGAGATCAAAACTCAGTATTCATTGTAGGTAATGGTGCTAGTGCTGGATCTAGAAATAATATCATAGAAGCTAAAACAGATAGAATTATATTAGATATAAATAGTGTTCCTCAATATGCTTGTCAAAATACTGCTGTAGCAGCTGGATTAACACCTGGAACATTATTTAGAAATAATAACTTCTTATTAATAGTAACATAATAAAAAATAACATAAAAATATGTCTTGCAACCTTTCTATATCCGGATCACTTATAGTATCAGGAAACCTAACAGTACTAAATACAGCTTCTATAGCTTATTTAGCAGCTACTTATACAACAGCTAGTTATACTACAATAACTGGCTCAACTATATTTGGTTCATCTTCAAATAATACTCATCAATTTATAGGTAGTTTATCTATAAGTGGAGGAAATTCTATTTTCCAACAACAAAGTATAATTCTTAATGCTGGATCAAATATAGGAATCACCTCACCTAATATCTCAGATTATAGTGGGCTTTACCAAGCTGGAAATAATTTAGTGTCATCTACAGATACTGGAAACTCTCTTAATAACACTTATTATATAATGGCGTATTATGCTGGAGGTAACTTTGGATCAACACTACAATCCGCTATTAATTCAGTACCAAGTGGATCTATAATAGATTGCTCATTGTGGACTCTTGGAGCAGCTACAATAGCCTCTCCAATTATTATTAATAAACCTGTTAAAATTATTTTAGGACCATATGATATAAATGTATCATTTACTGGTCCTGCTTCATTAACAAACCATGCTTTTAATATAGCCTCTAATGGTGTAACAATTGAAGGATTTAGTAGATCACCAAAATCAAATGCTTCTCCTGTAGGTGAAACTCGTATTATAATGACTGAGACTGGAGACGGTTATCATATATTTGGTACTGGATCTAATAATATAACAGTCCAAAATTTAGATTTATTAGGAGTTCAATCATGTTGCAGTTATGATTTAACAACAGGTGTTGGAGGAGTTTGTTTTATCGAACCTAACCCTGGAGTTAGTGGAGCAGGAAACACAACTAATGGTATCACTTTATCTAATTTATTTGTTAGTGGTACACGTGATCATGGTATTTACTTTGTAGGAAGTATCATGAGTACAGTTAAAGATTGTAGAATATCATCAGCTGGAGGTCATGGATTCTTTACTACCGCAGGTTCAACTTCAACATACTTTTATAACTGTTATGCTAGTTCAGGTAACTTAGCTGGTTTTTGTATTCATAGTACATCATATTCAACATTAGAAAATTGTGCTGCTGAAGGATTTGGAATGGGCTATTGGATTAGAAGTTCTAATAATGTATCTCTTATAAGTTGTGGTGCTGAAGAAAATAACACCCCAGCTGAAGGAGCTCCATTAAGTGATTTAGGTATTACTTTCCCTAATTCATCTGGTACTTACACAGTTGATGATTGGTCCTCAGATTTAGATAATTATTTAAAAGGAACTAGTTATGTTATAACTGGAGGTGAGAATATTGTTTTAAATGCTCCTTACTCTAGAAATCCAAATGGAGATAATGGAGGAACAAATGTATTCCATTATTATATAGCTTTAGGAAGTGAAAATGTCACATTAATTAATCCTAAATGTAGTAATACTACTGGTTTCCCAGATCTATTAAATTATGATATAGCTATATTTTCTTCTACTGTTAAAAACACTATGTTATTTTTTGATCCATCTACAGGAGGAACAGTAACACCAACAGTTGCAGGTGTATATATAACTGAAACTAACTCTCCTGGATCCAATGACACAGTTATTCTCGATACAGGTCAGAGAACTCAAGTTATAGGTGGTGGAAAAATATATAAAGACACTGAATTTTATAGAGCATCAATAAACCAAGGTAATGGTACCAACACAATCACTGGAATATATGCTAATGCTCTAGGATATAATTTATCAGCTAGTGGAGATTATCAAACAGTTTTAGGATATCATAATGTTCCTAGTAATAGACCTCGATTTACAGTAGGTGTTGGTAGTGATTCTCGTGGTAAAAAAGATGGTTTTAGAGTAGATGTAGATACAACTTTAAGCGCTTCTATAATGGTACCTACCAATGTTGGTAACCCAGCATCTACATACTTTACTACTGGAAGTATGTATTTTATTCCATCTTCAAACCAATTAAAAATATTCAATGGTAATGCTTGGAGAACAATTTTAACATCATAATATTAAATTAAAATATCTTTAAATAGACCCCACTTAGGGGTCTTTTTATTTCCTTTAATATTTATAACAAAACCTAATACATGAATATTCCTATATATCCTGGTTCTAGTTCATTTATGCCTGGCAGCACACCATTTGGCTTTTATGACTATGATTTTCAATTTCAAGTAGACGCTGATAAGGTAGCTACATTTTGTGCTCGCCGATTAGGTTACCCTATTATGGAAGTTGAATTACAGGATTTAAACTTTTACGCTGCGTTTGAAGAAGCAATTACTACATATGGTAATGAACTCTATGCGTATCAAGTGAGAGATAATATGTTATCACTAGAGGGTGCACCTACAAGCTCAAATTTAAATAACACGCTTATAACACCTAATATGGCACCTATAATACGCCTCTCACAACAATATGCTTCAGAAGCAGGTGCAGGAGGTAATATTACATACTATAGTGGAGCTTTAGCTTTGACTCCTGGAGTACAAGAATATGATTTAACAGAATGGGCTGTGAGTCAAAGTATATCAGGTAGTATTGAAATTAAAAGTGTATTTTATCAATCAATACCAGCTGTGAATCAAATGTATGCTCCATATGGTTTAGGAGCATTTGGTGGATTAGGTGGAGTACCAGCTGCTGGTATCTATGGAGGAATATATGGTGGTGGATATGGTGGTGGATATTTAATGATGCCTGCAGCGTTTGACGCTGCTGTAGTTCAAGGTATAGAATTAAGTAATACTATTCGCTTATCAGCATTTACCTTTAATATAATTAATAATAAAATTACAATATTTCCTATACCTAATGATCAAGATACTAGAGGAGGATTTCTTTGGTTTGAATATATTAAAAATGAAGAACGTTTAACTAATGGGTTAACTCAAAGAGGAACTGTTTCAAATCCATCAAATGTTCCATATGGTAACCCAACTTATAATCAAATAAATTCTATTGGTAGACAATGGATATTTGAATATACTTTAGCATTATGTAAAGAAATGTTAGGGTATGTTAGAGGAAAATACTCAACAGTCCCTATCCCTGACCAAAATATGTCATTAAATCAATCAGACTTACTATCAGCTGCAACAGCTGAAAAACAAGCTTTAATTGAAAGAATAAGAGGATACTTTGATGAAACTTCTAGAAAATCTTTACTTGAAAGACGTTCTCAAGAAAGTGATTTTAGAAAACAAGAAATTAGTAATGTACCAATGACAATCTATATAGGGTAATGGCTATATTTGGCTCTGCAAGAGATATATCAATGATTCGTAAAGTTAACAGGGAACTGTTACATAATGTTATCACTCAACAATGTGCTGTTTACAAATATGCTTTAGAAAAAACTAAAGTAAATATGTATGGAGAAGCATCTGAAGGTAGATGGTTTAATGGTCCTGTATTATTAAATGCGTTGATTACTGTAGGTGATAAAACAGATGGTACAAGTGATTTAGGAGTTGACTTTAATTGGGATATGAAGTTTGCATTTTTAAGAGATGATCTTGTAGACGCAAATTTAGTAATAGAAATTGGAGATGTAATATTATATCAAGAATCATATTTTGAAGTAGATGTATCATTTGACACTCAATATTTCGCAGGTAAAGATCCGTCATACCCATATGAACAAAATCCTTTAAACCCAGGTTTAGGAAACTTTGGTTATAATGTTAGTGTAATAGCAGATACTCATGTTATACCAGCAGATAGAGTAAATATAATAAAACAAAGATTATAATGGCTAAAGGAAGAAAACCAATACCAAAAACACAAAAAGAAATAAGCGAGTCTTTACAGACACCTTATGAACCACCCGCTGGTTCACCTGGATTTTCTTCTACAGGTAACCCTAATGATGCTAATCAACCTAATAGGGGTGAACAATTTTCATTTAAGGGCGACACTGTAAAACCATTATCAATCAGTTTAGAAGATCTAGACTGGGCAATAATGTATTACTTTCAAAATGTTATTAAACCATCTGTTTTTCAAAATGGAGAAAACATAAATGTTCCTGTGATATATGGTTCACCTGAGAAATGGAAATCATATCAAAAGGATGGTTTTTATAGAGATTTAAATAATAAGATTATGGCACCTCTTATTATGTTTAAAAAGAATAATATTGAAAAAAATAGAAATCTTACAAACAAATTAGATGCTAATAACCCTCATAATATAGCAATTACAGGTCAAAGATATAGTAAACAAAACGCTTACAGTAAATTTGATTTACTAAACGGAATTAAACCAGAACAAACATACTACGCTTCAGTTGTACCTGATTACTTAACAGTAACATACGATTGCGTTATATTTACTTACTATGTTGACCAATTAAATAAAATAATTGAAGCAGTACAATATGCATCAGATGCTTACTGGGGTGACCCTGAACGTTTTAAATTTAGAGCACATATTGATTCATTCCCTGTAACAACAGAATTATCAGATAATAGTGAAAGATCTGTAAGAAGTGCTTTTACAATTAAATTATTTGGTTATATTATACCTGATGTTACTCAAAAAGCAGCTACATTTGTAGGTAAATTTTCAAATAGAAATAAGTTAATTGTTACTACTGAAGTAGTGACAAATATAGAAGATTTGAAAAATAATCCAAATATATAATATTTATAATAAAAGATCATGCCAACACAAGGTATTAATGGACCATTTCCTTTTCAAACACGTGAGTATTTTGATAATGCTGGGGATACTAATGCTGCTAAAGGTTCAACCTTAACTTTTGCAGAATTAGATAAAACATTACTATTTTTATCAGCTTCAGCTGCCTCAGGTGGTGGGGATGCCGTTTTAACCTCTAATGTTACTTCTAATGTCACAGCTGGGAATATTACCTCAGGTACTACTTTAGCTACAGGTACTACTTTTCAACAATTTGTTGAAACATTATTAATTACTTATATAGAACCTACTATAACTGGAGTTCAAATTTGGAATAATAATTCTCAAATTACTTCATCTTCTTATGATGTAGGAGATACATTTGATATAGATGAAGTAAAATGGAGCACAACTAATGATAATCCAGATGGTAAGCCTCCACAATATTATGGGGATATAACCATTACAGTAGATGGAACATCATATAATGCTGGTCAAAATCCATCACCATTTTCTTTACCATCACCTCAAACAATAAACGAAACCTCAGTTACATCTGCGGTGATAAATGTATCTGGAGAAGATAAAAATGGTGGTTCTGTATCTGGAAATAGAACAATAAACTTTTATTTTAGAAATCAATTTGGAGGATCATCATATAACTTAACAGCAGGAGATAACGCTACCGCTCAACTTATATCTGATATTATAAGAGCTAATGAAGTAGCTTCTAATAATGTCTTAACAAATAGTAAAGCGTTTAACCCAGTTGGTTCAACTTATACTAAGAATCCAGCTAATAGAACATATATTATATATCCAAGTAGTTATGGAAACTTAACTCAAATTACAAAGAATGGTTCTCTTCCTACTATTGATGCTTGGATTAATTTAGGAAATTTTACTATAGATAATGTAAATGGATTTTCATTTAGTGTCAAAATATATAAATCTGACCAACCCGGAGCCTACGAAGCTACAGATACGTTTCAAATAACATAAAATTATGCCTTTATATTATCCAAGTATATTAAAAAACTCAAACCCATCTTATGCCTTAGTAGATGCTACTGAATTAAGAGGTAACGCTTATTTTACAGGATCAAATGGAAATCAATACGGTATCCCAGAAGACAAAAGACAATTAGGGATGATTGTTTATTTTTCATCATCTCAAGATTTTAAATATTATAAAGGAAACAGCACAGCTAGTGCTCATTGGGGATCTCCTCTTAGTTGGAGTATGTTTGGAGGAGGTACTACCTATACTGAAGGACCTGGTATTATAATAGATGATAACAATGTACTTAGTGCTAGTTTAGGTTATGGTTTAGAATTTAGTAGTTCATTTATTCAAGCTAATTTAGGAGAAGGTTTAGATTTTGATAACCTTAATCAAATTCAAGCTTTAGTTAGAACAGTAAATGGAACTAAACCCACTAATGGTAACATTCCAGTTAGCCTAACAGCTGTATTAACAGGTCCATCTGCATCTGGTGCCCCTAATAACCTAATTGAATCATCATCAGGTGATGTTACAGGTTCTATAACTAATGCTACTGTCTGGGTAGTATCAGGAGACACTTCTACTCCTGACCCAGATGGTTTAGCTTATATTTTTATTAGTCAAAGTTCTACAGCTGGAGGAGCTGGAGAATGGCTTCCATTATCTTATATCAACCAAGACACCGCTGATTTAAGATACGTCAGATTAAAACCAGGTAATCCAACAATAATACAATCAATAACATCATCATTAAACATCTCAGGTAGTAGTATAACCTTTACTGGTTCATTATATTGGAAAAGTGGAAGTAATAGTGGAGCTAAATATGCTACAGGTGGAACAAATCATGTAGTAGTTTTAAGTAGTAGTGGTGAATTATATGTTACAGGAGCATATGGAGCAGGAGGAGGATCAACACCTTCAGCTTTAACATTTGGAACACAAACCGCTAATTATTCTTTATTAGCAGGTGACAATAACACAGTGGTAAGAATGTTAGCTTCTACTAACTTAGAAGTATACGTTACTGCTTCTAATTTCTCATCAGGAGACCAAGTGATTGTTTTCCAATCAGGTTCAGGCCAAGTTACTTTTATACCTGATGCTACAACAGAAATGTTGAGTGCTAATAATATGAGAAAACTTCGTACTCAATATAGCGCTGCTACTTTGGCATTCACTGGTAATACTTGTTATTTATTTGGAGATATTGCACCATGATAGTTTCAACAGGAACCATAATGAATTCAACTTGGGGGTATACTCTAAAAAATGATACTTTTAATCTTCCTATAACTGCTAATCCTAATTTAGCATTTGCTGGTTCAGCTAATTGGCTCCCAATAACTAATTTTATTAAAGCCCCAAACGGAAATTACTATTCTGTGCCTGGTACTCAAAGAACAGTTTTAAAATATACTCCTAATTTTTCTATATCTGGGTCTAACACTAACTATGAAACAGGATCTTTTACTATATTATCAGCTAGTATAGATGGAGGGACACTTTATTTACAAAGTGGAGGTGAAAAATACGGACATGGTGTACTAGCACAGAATGGAAAAATATATGCCTTTCCATATAGATCTACTACTGCATTTTCATCTAGTATATTAGAGATAGATCCAACTATAGATGCTTATAAGATGTACAATTATACTTGGACTGGTTTAGATATACAAATGTTTTTAAATTGTGTACTAGGCGGAGATGGATGGATATACGGATCTCCTAATAATGTCGGTAGTGCTAACGCTCATCGTGTATTTAGATTCCATCCCGAAACTAAAATACTACAAAGTTCCTCACTCTTATCTGGAATTGGATGGGCTGTATCTGCTCAATCATTAATTGCTACAGGTAGTTATGTGTATTTTATACCTAGAAGACAAGGCACTGGAAATTTAGGAAAAATGTTAAAACTAGACACTAATCAATTTTTAGAAGGCACTACAAATGGAATGTCTTTAATTAACTTCCCAGCTGTATTCCAATTAGCAAACTGGGGAAATAATATTAGTTTTCAAGGTTCCTCAGTTATATCTAGTTCACAAGGTTATAGAGTAATGTTAACCCCTAGACTTCTTGGAGGTGCTATTACTCCTTTAACTAGCTCATTATTTTTTAACCCAGCAGATGATACTTTCACTATAGTAAAAAATCAATCTGGATCATCTACATCTGGTATAATTGTTCCAAATAATAGATTTGTCGGTGGAAATGGATCTATTAATGGTAATATAAATTTATTTTCATTTTCCACAGATCCCCAATTTAATATAACTGTTAAACATTCAACAACAAGTAGTGTTCTTACAAATGTAGCTTTCCCTAATAGATATAATTTAATTCCTCCCGCTGTGGCTGGAAATTCATTTACCCCATTTGCCCTTTCCCCATCAGAAAAATATAAATCACTATATGTTTATCAAATTGGTGACACCGTGGCATCTAGATATACTTCAAGTTTAATATCAATGATAAGTGTTAAAGGATATTATAATGGAGTTACAGATTTTTCAATTCCTGATTATTCTTATTTAACACCAAATCCTATAGCTTCTATAACTAGTTCTCTATTTAATTTTTATTATAATCATTTATAATGATATTTATAATAAAATAAATTATGGAAAAACAAGTTTTAACTCAAGAAGAAATTCAATCTTTAAAAAATATTCAATTACACCAACAAGCTTTATTAGACACATTTGGAAATTTAGAATATAAAATTCAAATTTTAGAATTAGAAAAACAAAAATTAAAACAAACTCTTCAAAAACAACTTGAAGAAGAAGAGCAAATAGGTAAACAACTCCAACAAAAATATGGAGATGGAAGTATAGATCTTGAAAATGGAGAATTTATTCCTGTTTCGTGATTTCGACACCCCTCAAGATATTTATAACTAAAATAAAACACATCTAAAAACATGGCAGTAGAAACTTTAATATCCCCAGGTGTCTTAGCAACAGAAAATGATAAATCATTTATCACTGCAGGACCAGTGTCTGTAGGAGCCGCTATAATTGGTCCAACAGTTAAAGGACCTGTAGAAATTCCTACCGTAGTTACTTCATATAGTGATTTCGTTAATAAATTTGGAACTACAATTCTAAGTGCTAGTAATACTTATACTTATTTTACTTCAATAGCAGCTTATAATTATTTTCAAAATGGTGGTCAATCATTATTAGTATCAAGAGTAGTAAAAGATGCTACTAACTGGAGCCCAGCTACAGCTTCTGTTCCAAGCCAATTAACTAATGGAGGATCAGTAGCTACAGCTTCTATAGCTATTACATATACTTCTTCTACAAGTAACCAAACAGCATTTGGGGTATTTTCAGATAATACTTCTTCTCCTAACTATCAATATTATTTTATAGGTACAGGATCAGGAACATTTACTGATAAAATTATAGCTCCATATTCATATTATTTTTATTTTGCTACAGGATCAGATTATGCTACAACTGCTGCTTCTCTTACATCAAAAGTAAATAATACAGTAACTTATCATGGACTATCAGCTAGTAATTCTACAGCTACTATTATTATTTCATCCTCAGTAGCTAATGGTGCTTTATTTAACAATACTTATTTCTTTGGCACTGCTTCAAACTGGAACGCTACAAAGCCTGGTAGCTGGAAAGGACAATTATTTGGAGGCGGTTCAGCTGTTAATCTTACATCTTCATTTACTTTAGAAACTATTTCTGAAGGTATTATAATGAATACTACTGATGTTCAAGACTCAAAAGGAGCATTAACTAGTGGTTCTTCAGATAATGTTAGATGGCAGATCACAAATGTAGACACTGATAATGGTACATTTGATATGGTTATTAGACAAGGCAATGATAATACTTTAAGTCCAATTGTTTTAGAAACATGGACTAATTTATCATTAGATCCTAAATCAAGTAACTTTATATCTAAACGTTTAGGAGATTCAGTCCAAGTATATAACCCATCAACTAACCAAATGGAATATACTGGAAATTATGTTAATGCTTCTAGATATGTTAGAGTTAAAAGTGTTGGCCGATTAACCCCAGATTATTTTGATAACAATGGTACAGCTAAATCTCAATACACAGCTTCTTTACCTTCAGTAACAAACGGAGGATTTAATGGAGCTGGTGGCGATCCATTCACTGGAATAGCGGCTAATTTTTATGAAAACATTGATGGTAATAATACTCAAGGATTATTTTGGTCTGATTATGTTAATATGATTAACTTATTGAATAATAAAGATGATTATCAATTTAACATATTATTTACACCTGGTGTATATCGTCAAGACTATGCTATCTTAACTTCAACTATTGTCACTAACACTCAAGATAGAGGAGACAATATATATGTAGCTGATTTAGTTCCATGGGGTTCAAGTGTTACAGATGTGACAGGACAAGCCGCTGCTATTAATTCATCATATGCTACTACTTACTGGCCATGGTGTCAAGTAAGTGATCCAGCAACTGGAGATTTAGTTTGGGTTCCATCTTCAACTGTAATCGCAGGTGTATATGCTTATAATGATAGTGTAGCTGAGCCATGGTTTGCACCAGCAGGTATAAACAGAGGTGGTTTAGGAAATGTTGTTCGTGCTGAACAAAAATTACCTCAATCATATCGTGATACTTTATATCAAGGTAAAGTAAATCCAATCGCTACATTCCCAGGACAAGGTGTTGTAGTATATGGTCAGAAAACATTACAAACTAAAGCTTCTGCTCTTGATCGTGTTAATGTTCGTCGCTTGTTAATTTCTCTTAAGAGTTATATTTCTCAAGTAGCTAATACATTAGTATTTGAACAAAATACAGCAGCTACAAGAAATAACTTCTTAGCACAAGTAAATCCATACTTAGAGAATGTTCAACAAAGACAAGGATTGTATGCGTTTAAAGTAGTAATGGATGGTAGTAACAACACAGCTGATGTAATCGATAGAAATCAATTAGTAGGACAGATTTATGTTCAACCAACTAAAACTGCTGAATTTATTTACTTAGATTTCATTATCACACCAACTGGAGCAAGTTTCCCAGCATAAAATTTAAAGATTGAATATTTATAATAAATAAAAGACAATGGCAATATTAAACGCAAACGAAATATTTTTCACAGCTTTTGAACCAAAGCAGGCAAACAGATTCATCCTTTATATGGATGGTGTTCCTAGCTATTTAGTAAAAGGAGTAAACGCTGTAACTGTAACACAAGGTGAAGTAGTACTAAACCATATTAATGTATACAGAAAGGTTAAAGGAAAAACAACATGGGGTGATATTC